GTATAAACCCCGATAGGGTAGGGGATAAATTCACGTATGTGGAAAAAAAATTATATAAAAAATTTGGATAATGATTGTAATCATTTGATATTTAATTTAATATAAATTATAGGAAAAATTACTAATAATTACTAAACAGAAAATAAACAAAAACCCTTAAAAACCATCAAAATGCGCAGAAGACTCTATTCTAAGCGAAACCGCAAACGTCGGTTAAAAACTAAAAGACTTCGCAAATATTACGTAAGTCGCGGAGGTATTAGATTATAAAACTATATAAACAAAACCAACCAAAATGGCAAACAAAAACCTATTTAACTCGGTTGAAGTAAGCAAACCGAAGAAAAATGTGTTCGATTTAACACATGACGTAAAAATGTCAACTAAAATGGGACAACTCACGCCTACATGCGTGATAGAATGCGTACCCGGAGACATGTTTAACATTGGATGCGATAGTTTAATTCGATTCGCACCATTATTAGCCCCAGTTATGCACAGAATGGATGTAAGTATGCATTACTTTTTTGTACCTAATAGGATAACATGGGAAAATTGGGAAAAATTTATAGTAGACGCAAACACAACGCACACACTACCCTATTTAGAGTATTTACCAAGTGCAACAGCAGCAGAAAAAAAGTTTCTTGATTATTTGGGAGTACCCCCAAACAATAGCAGTCCAGCAGTAACGCAAAACATTAACGCATTACCACTGGCAGCATATCAAGCTATTTATAACGAGTATTATAGAGACCAAAATTTAATACCCGAAGTAGATTATAAACTTACTGATGGAAACAATATAGCAACAGCAGCTGATTTATTACAAATGCGTCTCCGCGCTTGGGAACATGATTATTTTACCAGTGCTTTACCATTTGCACAAAAAGGCGCAGCAGTAGATATACCTATTGGACAAGTAGAAAACGATGTACCAGTTAGGATTAGTAATAGTTTAGTAGATAGAACTGCATGGAGTGCACAAGCTCCTTATGTATCTGGACCAAATACCCCAAATTTATTTAATGCAAAACAAGATTTAGGAAGTTCAACAGTAGATCCACAATACTTATTTGTAGATGGAGATGAATTTGATATTTCAGCAACTACAATTAATGATTTACGTAGAGCATTTCGTTTACAAGAATGGTTAGAGAAAAACGCACGTGGTGGAACACGCTACATTGAGAATATCTTAATGCATTTTGGAGTAAAAAGTAGCGACAAAAGATTACAACGTCCTGAATACATTACAGGAGTAAAAACACCAGTAGTAATTAGTGAAGTATTAAATACAACTGGACTTAGCGATGAAACGCCTCAAGGTAATATGGCTGGACACGCAGTAGCAGTAACAACTGGAAAATATGGTACTTATTTTTGTGAAGAGCATGGATATATCATCGGAATTATGTCCGTTATGCCAAAAACTGCTTACCAGCAAGGAATACCAAAAACATATCTTAAAAATGATCCGCTTGACTTCTTTTGGCCTTCATTTGCACATATCGGAGAGCAACCAGTAACACAAAACGAATTATATGCTTATACTAACAATGGGCCAAATACATTTGGTTATGTTCCCCGTTATGCAGAGTATAAGTTTATGTCAAATCGAGTAGCGGGAGATTTTAGAACAACTTTAGCCTATTGGCACTTAGGAAGAATTTTTAACGTAGATCCTACCTTATCTCAGCAATTTATTGAGTGTGCACCTGAGGATTTAGAACGCATTTTTGCGGTAACAGATGATCCAGAGGGAACAGATAATTTGTATTGTCAAGTATTGCACAAGATTAGAGCGGTAAGACCTATGCCTAAGTTTGGTACGCCAATGTTTTAATATATGAGTACTAGATGTCAAACACCATTCCATAAAAAAATGGAATTAGTAAAAGGTGTAGAAACGGGATATATGCCATTTCCATGTGGGAAATGCCCCGCATGTGTAAGACGTAGAGTATCAGGTTGGGCATTTAGACTAAACAAACAAAGTGAGCAGAGCAATTCTGCTCACTTCGTTACTCTTACTTATAATGATGAGCATATTAAAACCACTAAGAATGGTTTGCAAACGCTTGTTAAAAAGGATGTACAAGATTTTTTTAAAAGGCTTAGAAAATTAACTAAGCAAAAAATATCTTATTACGCAGTAGGAGAATATGGCGACACCGGCGACAGACCACACTATCATATTATATTATTTAATGCAAATCCTAAAATTGTAGAAAATGCTTGGAAGCTTCATGATATTAGTATCGGTAATGTGCATTTTGGTGATGTTGGTGATGCCAGCGTTGGTTATACTCTCAAGTATATTAATAAAGAAAAGAAGATACCGCAATTTAATGGGGATGACAGACAAAAAGAATTCGCACTCATGTCTAAAGGATTGGGTGCGGGATATTTAACCCCAAATATGATTAAGTGGCATACGAAAGGAAATATTGAAAACAAAGTTTATTTACCACTTAAAGACGGTAAAAAGGCAGCTATGCCTAGGTATTACAAGGACAAGTTATACGATAAAGGTCAAAAATTTAGAATCGGAGTATTTATGCGTGCAGAATCGCAAAAACAGGTAGATGAACTACAAAACAAGTATGGCGATTTGTACTGGTATAAACAAGCAGAAGAAACCGCAAACGATTTTAGAAGAATGGCTAAAAAATCAAAAGAAAGACAAAAACCATTTAAAAAAGAAAAATTAAAAGCAAGATTATGACACACAAAGGAGTATCAAAAAGACAAAAAGAGTACAAAGGTCAAAGTAATTTTGGCGAAAGTAAGACAGTACCAGATCAATCAATGACTTTACGCGAATTATTAATTCGCTACGCAAAAGGTTTACCATTAGAAGGTCAAAAAACTCCTATATGGGAAGGAGAGGAAGGATTTGATATAGATCCACAAAAGTTAGATTTAGCAGAAATTGAAGAATTACGCGAGAAAGCAGAACAAGAATTAAAAGATATTAACAACCGCGTAAAAGAGGAAGTGGAAAAGAAAAGAGCAAAGAAACGTACTACAATTACAGATATTAAAGATGAAAATGACCAAAACAACTAAACAACGTTTAGTTTGGTCTAAAATCTGTGATTTTAGCCAAAATAAACGGAAGACAAGCGTAGCGCGTCAGAGTAGGAAAATAAGCACTAATACACCCTTGATATATTAGTGCTTATTGACACTGAAAGTGTAAAAAGCAAGCGATATAACGAAAAGGAAGTATGACTGTAAGTAAAAGAGCGTAGCAAAAACTAAAGATTATGTTTAACACATCAATTAGGTTATTTAGAGAACCTATTTCGGTAGGAACAGCAGCAGTATTAGCTGGAAGTCAATTATTAGGACAAGGAGTAAATGCCTTTGCGCAAGGCAAAATGAATAAAAAAACTCGTGAGTGGAACGAGAAAATGTACGATAGACAAAGGGCAGACGCATTAGCAGATTGGAGAATGCAAAATGAATACAACTCTCCATCAGCACAAATGTCAAGAATGAAAGCAGCAGGATTAAACCCACATTTAATTTATAAAGGTGGAGCAGATGCAACAAGTGGCCCAGTTAGAAGTACAGATCTTAAGAGTTGGAACCCTACCCCACCCCAAATCGACCCAAATACAGCAGGTAATGTATTATCAATGTATCAAAACCTAAAAATGAGGGAGTTACAAACAGATAATTTAAAACAGAATATGGAATATACTAAACAGAAGATATTAGAAGGAATAGCAAAAACTAACAAAGCAATTAGTGAGACAGATTTTTCAAAATTTAAGTTAGGTCAAGGAATGAGAATGGCAGATTTAACATATCAAACTAATGTAGAAAGATTAAACCAAGTTAAGCAGTCAATCGGTGAAAGTCAAGCAAGAACAGACGCAACTATTTCGGACACAGCAATTAGAAAAGCGTTAGCACAGCCAAATTTAAAGTTAGCATATCAAGAAGTATTAAATTCAAAAAAGACAGAATTTGAAATAGAGGCAAGAACACAATTAGCAAGGTCTAACGCAGCATTATCTGATGCAAACAAACAGTATACATTAGAAAATGTTAAAAAGCTACAATC